TCGGCCGATCTGGATGTGCTGATTGTATCCGCCAGCTATTCGCTGAACGATTCCGGCACGCTGACCACGCTGCAAGTCGCCAACCCGCATGCGTTCGATATGATCGAAGGCATTAAGCAGACGCGGCTGGAAAAGAAGATCCGCAAGGCGCAGGGCGACGAATCCGGCATTACCCAGCCGGAATGGGATTGGAAGCCATGATCCGCGCTATCAATAAACTGACTGCGCCGCTGGCCCGCCGCGTCAATCTGATGGTTGCGCGCGGCGTGTTGGCGCTGGTCAACGATGCCGCCAAGATGCAGGGCGTACAGGTCAAGCTGTTGTCCGGCGAGGTGCGCGATATGGAGCGCTTCCAGAATTACGGTTTGACCAGTCAGCCCCATGCCGGGGCCGAAGTGGCTGGCGTTTTTGTCGGCGGCAATCGCAATCACGGCCTGGTATTGGCAATCGATGACCGCCGATATCGTCTTAAAAATCTGCAAGGCGGGGAAGTGGCTTTGTATGACGACTTGGGCCACATCATTAAATTGTCGCGCACCGGCATCGTGATTACCGGCGCAACGCATGACATCACTATTGTCGATTGCCCCCGTGTGATCGTGACCGGCGGCGATGTGATAGCCGACGGCATTAGTCTGAAAACACATAAGCACGGCGGCGTGACTGCGGGTGCCGCGCAAACAGGAACGCCGGTATGAGCGACATAAAAACCATTTTTATAGACCTTGAACACGGCGTCGATTATGCGCTGGACGGGCTGGGTTTTGCCGAGGACGACGGTCTGGAAACCGCCGTTATCCTGAGCCTGTTCACCGACCGGCGCGCGCTTTCGGACGATGCCATACCGGACGGCTCGAAAGACCGGCGCGGCTGGTGGGGCGATAGTTTTGCCGACGTTAACGGCGATTTGATCGGGTCGCGGCTGTGGCTGCTTGGCCGTGAAAAGCAATTGCCTGCAGTGCTGTCCCGCGCCCAGCAATACGCCGAGGAATCGTTGAGGTGGCTGGTCGATGATGGCGTGGCGGAACCGGCCGACGTGGTCGCCAGCAATCCGCGCTCCGGCGTTCTGGCGCTGGGGGTGTCGATTACCCGGCCGGGACATCCCGTTAAACGCTATAGATTCGAACACTTTTGGAGCGCATAGAAAATGGCCTTTGCTAGACCGACCTTATCAGATCTGATCGTCCGCGCGTTTGCCGACATTCAGTCGCGCTTGCCGGACAGCGATGCAACCTTGCGCCGCTCCAATCTCAATGTACTGTCACGAGTGCATTCGGCGGCGGTGCATGGCCTGTATGGGTTTATCCAATGGCTGGCTACGCAGATCATTTTCGATACGGCCGAAGCTGAATATTTGGAGCGCTGGGCGTCGATCTGGAAGATTTACCGCATTCCCGCCAGCTTCGCCACCGGAACCGTGACGCTGACCGGTACCAATGGCGTCACCATCCCCGCGCTGACCGAGCTGCAACGCGCAGACGGCGCTTTATACACGGTCGATGCTGATGTGGTTATCGCCGCTGGTACCGCCGTCGTTGCAGTAACCGCCGTCGATGCGGGACAGGCTGGCAATGCCGCGACCGGTTACGCATTGACGTTGACCACGCCCATCGCAGGCGTCGCTGCAACCGGTACGGCCGGCGTTCTGTCCGGCGGCGCTGACGCGGAAACCGATAACGCCTTACGGTCGCGTTTTATCGCCCGCATCCAGCAGCCGCCGCACGGCGGGGCAAAACACGACTATGAAGCCTGGGCGCTGGAAGTGGCCGGGGTCACCCGCGCCTGGGTTTATCCGCAAGAACTTGGGGCGGGTACCGTTACGCTGAGGTTTGTGCGCGATAACGATGCCGGCATCATCCCGGATGCCGGTGAAGTCGCCACCGTGCAGGCTTATATTGACGAGCTTCGGCCAGTCTCGTTGAAAGGCTTTTATGTGGTCGCCCCTGTTGCTGCGCCCTTGGCTTTCAGCATCGGTGTTACTCCCAATACTGCGGCAGTCAAGGCCGCCGTCGAGGCGGAGCTGACTGACCTGATCAGCCGAGAGTCAGAGCCTGGCGGCACGCTGCTTTTATCGCATATCCGTGCAGCCATTAGCGCGGCCGCTGGCGAAACTAATTACACCATGACCGCGCCGGCCGCCGATGTGACCAACGCCACTGGCTACATGACCGCGCCGGGAGCGATTACATGGCTATGACGGTTAATGATTACTGGAGTCAGCTGAAGGCGTTAATGCCGCGCGGCATCGCATGGGCAATAACGCAAACCAGCAATTTATCGGGGTTGCTGTTGGCCTGGGCGGATGAGTTTGCCAGGATCGATCTGCGCTGCGTGGATCTGGTCAATGAGGTCGATCCGCGCACCACTATCGAAATGCTGGCGGATTGGGAACGCGTAGCGGGTCTTCCAGATCCCTGCGGCACTATCGACCAGACCACTGCGCAGCGCCAGGCCGCGTTGGAGTCGAAACTGACCATGGTCGGCGGCCAGAGTAGGGCCTATTTTATCGACATTGCCGAAACCATGGGCTATCCCGGCGCAACCATCGACGAGTATTTGCCGGCCAACTGCAATGACAACTGCAACGATGCGCTGTATAGCGAGGGCGATAAATTCGCATGGACGCTGAACCTGCCGTTTTCAACGGGCGGGGTGTTCATTGCCAACTGCAACGGCAACTGTAACGACGCTCTGCAAAGCTGGGGCGACGAAGCGCTGGAGTGTCGTATTACTAAATATAAACCGGCGCATACCAGCGTCATATTTGCGTATCAATAGGAGAACACTATGCAGCGTATAGATACGGCCACCAAAGCTGTCGATTTATTTGGGGCCGGAAAACATGGCTACAAGAATGGGAACAAAGCTTTAGGTATAGCCCCGACGGACTTTAATGCGGAGTCATTTAATGCGCTGCAGGAGGAGATTGCTAATGTAATCGAGGGCGCTGGATTAACGTTAAATCCCGCCAACTCAGCACAGTTAGCAGCCGCAATTCACGGCCGCTTGATTAATGTTCAGGTATTTACCGCAACCGGTACATACACGCCAACAGCCGGAACAAATAGCGTTGTTGTAGAGGTTGTGGCTGGCGGCGGCGGCGGTGGAAGTTCCGTAGCAACGGGTGCCGGACAAATCGCGGGCGCGGCGGGTGGCGGCGCGGGGGGGTATGCTCGAAAACGAATAGTGTCCCCCGGCTCACAGACTGTCACTATCGGCGCAGCTGGAGCGGCTGGGAATTCAGGACTTGTTGGCGGCGTTGGTGGGACATCGAGCTTTGGGGCGCTGGTTTCGGCCACAGGCGGTGCGGGCGGCGCGCAAGGAAGCGCTGGCACTACAGGTAGCGGCACCGGGGTATTGGGTGGCATCGGTTCCGGTGGCGATATCAATATCCGTGGTGGCAGTTCAGGAGGGCCGTGGGGAATTGGGGCTACGCCGATTGTCAGATCAGGTGCGGGCGGTTCTGGAATTTACGGCGCAGGCGGTATGGGGGTTACTAGTTTTGCCACGGGCAATTCTGGTAGTGGCTATGGTGCTGGCGGCGGCGGCGGGGCGTGTCTTCCATCATCCGGCGGCGCTGCATCGGGCGGTAGTGGGACGGCTGGGATTGTAATTGTTTGGGAGTATGCATAATGAAAAAATACGCACGCGTTGAAGATGGCATCGTCATGGAGCTAATCGCGACTGATGGCGATATTGAGACAATGTTTCACCCCGATATGATTTGGGTTGACTGTTCCAACGTGCCAGGATGTTCGGAGGGGTGGATATTCGACGGTGTTGAGTTCTCGGAAGCGCCATCTGTCCCAGCTAAGTCGCTCGATACCGTCAAACTTGAATTATCCGGCCAGGTGGACTCTGAAATCAGCGCTATTTATAGTAAATTCACGCGCTTCTCTGATGAATATCGCTTGCGAGAAGATGCTGCAAGAGTATTTGTCGCATCTGGGTATTCAGGAGATGCTGGGCCGTGGGTGATGGGGTTTGCAACTCCAGCCGGTAAAACCGCCGTGCAAGCGGCAGATTTGATTATCGTGCAAGCCGATACGCTACGGACCACGCTAGAAGTTCTTGGTGGATTAAGAATGCGCAAATATGAGATTAAAAACGCTGTCGATTCTGGTTCTGCTCAATCGATCCATGATGACATTATTGCTAAAGCAAATCTGGCTGTGATCGGGCTTTAATGCTAGTCGCATTTTACAAAGGCAGCAGGCCATTTCCACAGTGTCTATTTAACATCACGGTTCGCTGGGTAATGAATTCTCCGTATAGCCATTGTGAATCTATCTTCGGGGTCGACCTTTCAAAGCCAGTACCGTGCGGATCGTCGTCATTCATTGATGGTGGTGTCCGCGTCAAGGACATTTTACTCGACCCGGAGCATTGGGATGTGCTGGATGTTCCGTGTTTCGATGCGGAACAATCGAAACAGTGGTTCATCGATCATGCTGGTGAGCCGTATGACGTACGCGGCTTGGCTTCGGTTGTCTTGCCTATGATTCAGGATGATCCAGATAGGCGCTTTTGCAGTGAAGCGATTTTGGCGTCCGTTGACTATCCAAACTCGCATAAAATAGATCCTGGTAGGCTGTTCGATTTGTGTACATATTTGGGTGGGGCTAGGGTTATGATCCCCATGCCGGTTTTTTAAAATCAGCAATTCATTTGCATATTATGCAATATTAAACTACGCCAAATATCTCGCAAAACTACGCCAAATATCTCGCCGCGCTACAAATGGCGAGGTTGCAAACAGGTCCATCTGAATGACCACCGATCTGGCCCAGCTGCCAAAG